ATATATCAATTCACAAAAACATCAATGTTCAGAATTGAAAGATAATTTTCATCAAATAATGTTAGGAAAACATCTTTCAGATCAACGTATTTCTTCGTTAGACGGGGAAAATATTCATCATCAAAAAGTATTATTTTCTTTTTTCAAAGAACAAATGCAAGCTATTTTTAAAATCAATGAAGAAAAAACCATAAGCACGAAGTCAAATTTAAACTATGATACGCTTTCATTGATCTTGCTACAACTAGGGTTGGAGGATGAAAACTTTGAAACAAAAAAAGTCTTTATCGATGAAAAATTACTTGATGGACGCAATTCCATTGCTCATGGCAACAAGCAAGGGAAAACTACTCCCAAGGACCTTTATACAGAAATTAAAACGGAACTACTTGATATGATTGAAAACTTCCATCACCTGATAAAAGAATCTATTAGTGACCAAACTTATCTCAAAACGACAAGGGAATAGACTTAATCACTCCAACCGTTAAATGTCTTGCTCTTATTTGCTCATTAAGAAATTGATTAACTTCATCCTTAGCGAGCATTTTTAATAATCTTTGACAACTTTTTAAGGTTTTGTCTTTAGCTGTAACAACAATTAAGTGGTTTTCTACCGCTATAGGTTGTTTTAAGTTAATAAGCGTAGCTGCAGCTCGATACTTATCGGATGGACTTGAAGTCCGTTTAATCAAAACGCAAGGGGGTTGAATTGTTTTTCCGCTAAAAGCTCTCATCTCTGATACTGCAGTAATAGTCTCCCAATTCCTGCAGTTTTTAGCGTGAAAATATGGATAAGACTCCCCCTCTTGCTTATCTCTATAAGCTACTAATGGCCCAATACAAACATCATATTGGGTTGCTAAGCAATTAGCCCAATTTAAAGAGGAAGACCATTCAACAGAACCAGCCACCTGTTGTTTGATGCCAGATAAAATGAATACATCAACGTCTGCAGTATTGGCAAAACGCCCCCAAATCTGTACCTTTCCTAACAAGTTTTCGGAAACAAAATCACGGAAATGATTGAACCGTGAACCTGAACGCAATATATCTGGTAGAATTGCGACCGTATTACATTCGTTCGGAAGAATTCTGAGATAATAATCAAAAAATACTGCTGCAGAGTTTGTTTTTCCGTTGCCCCAGTAATCACGTTTAGGTGCTAATATTGCAATAAATGGAGGATTCATAAATAAGTGCGTCACTGAATAAACATCTGTACTCACAACAGTTAAAGCATCTTTTTGCTCAATATACTTAAAATAATTCAACGCTTGCTCAATACTGCAGTCTTTTCTTACACCTCTCTCTAACGCTGCGATAATTAAACGCAATTTCGTTACCTCAATAAAATCTGCTTGTATATCCCACCCTCTTAATACGCTACCCCATATGGATAGTGTTTCAGATAATGTTGAGCTAACCCCTAACTGTCGAGAACTCTCAATAAGCAGATTGCCGATGCCACAAGTAGGATCAAGCACTACAGATTTAGCAGTGATAGCTTGTTTAAATTGACGGCACGCTTTTTCAGCCAACGCTCTTTCTGTAAAAAAAGCACCTAAATTTTTAATCATTTCTGCAGATAATAAATTGTTAATCTTAATGTCAATATCATCTGTATTAGTATCATTAATCATTTTTTTTAAGGTTTTAATACAACTTCTCATCATTTACTCCTGCAGAAATATCTTGTTAATAATACTAAATTTCGACGTTTCTGTCTGCAGTAAATGACTTATCCTATCACCACCTTTTATGTTCGAACAAAAAACAAGCAATCAAACATCTTTCTTAAAATTTATTTTCCTTTGCAATCAAATAGATAGCGAAAAGATACTATAAACAATACACAAACAACAGCAAAAAGATATTGCACTATAGATATCATAAAGATATTATACACGCATCAAAACGAGCTACGGCTCAATGCTCTTTAAAAATTCAGACAAAAACACCTCAAGCGGTCAATAAGTGCAGTTGCTTAAACTAGCGGATTAAAAGCCCCGCTGGCTGATTGAACGTTTAGTCTTATGTGAAAAACTGCCGTGACGGCAGATTGGCAACAGAACCATTGAGGTGACGACTAACCCACTATCGCCAAGTTTGCCAGTGAGTGGAACGGATAGTGGGGACAGAACCACATTTTTTGGTCTGTTTTTTAGTTGGTGAACAATGAAAAAGCAACAGACAGCAAACGTTAGCTAAAAACGTGACAGCTCGGAGAGACGGCTGACCATCTCGTTGAACTCAACGAAATGGCTATCGAGGCTTAGCGTTGAGCCAGCGTAGCAAATCAACGCACCATTTAAAACCGCTTTCGGGCTAACCAAGAGGCTTTTTTTAATGTGAATTTTTCACTCTTGCTGAGAGCGGTTTTGAATGGCAACAAACAAAAGTGTATGCGGTAAGCACTTAAAACACCCGTAATCATAATGATGATCCGTTAGCCCACTGTAACAGGTGGGTATTTTTTTTGAGGTGAAAAAATGAATACATATGCAAAGTTCTGCCCAAACGTATTTTTAGCAAAATGCCAAGAGCAGCACGAAAAGAACGAAATTATTACCGTGACAAGTAAATACGGCAATGAAACAGAGGTTGAAATACACAACCTCGTTAAACAACAAGGTGGATTTTATTTTTACTCTTTTGTCCGTTGTGATGGGTTGAATAGTCAAGCTCGAGCCACAGCGAAAGCGGAACGTTATCAAGAATATGCTGATAACGCCGCGAAACGCAGTAATCAATATTGTGAGGCGGCTAATGAGGGGCGTGACTTTTTAAGTCTTGCTGAACCAATAAAAATCGGACATCACAGCGAAAAACGACACAGGGCTTTGATTGAACGCAATGCCCGTCGAATGGAGCTTGCAGTTGAAGAAATGCGAAAAGCCGAAAACTACGCCGATAAAATCGCCTATTGGGAATCAAGAGCTGTAAAAATTGATCTATCCATGCCTGAAAGTCTTGAGTATTTCAAACATAAGCTAAAAGAGGCAGAAGACAAACATTCGGACCTAAAAAAATTCCCTGAAAAACGAGAACATTCTTATTCATTGACGTATGCTAAAAAATCCGTCAATGAATTTAAAGAAAAAGTGCGATTGGCTGAATTGCTTTGGGCTTAACGAAAAATCACCCGCTAAATAAACTGGTATTTTTATATAAAGTAAGGAATAAAAAATGAACACACTTATTAAAAAATTCAACCTGAAATACCTACTCTGTGCCTTGCTTATCGCCTTTGTGATAGGCGGAAGTTTAACAGGCTGTGAAGAGCCTGAACCTGTCTCTACTCTGCCAGTAGAAAGCAACTTCCAAACAGAAAAGATTTGGACTGAAGATGACTTCAAACGAGCTGAAATCGCCCCTGAAGAAGTGAATTACAACGCATTAGCCCTACACCTTCCACCGCCTGATAACGTGACAGAGAACGATGTAGAGATGATAAAACAGCATAACCAAAACCAACTTAATAAACTAATTGCTGGAGTGAAAAGATGATCAAACTTCAAATTTTACAAAACTCAAATAAAAAATACTTCGGTGAAATTTGGGTGGATCAACACCTAGAGTTTCAAGGCGTATCAATGACATCAGAAATTATTGCTATCCGAAATTTAAACAAAGCCATTGATAGATATAACAGTCAAAATGGCTTAGTCGGAAAAAGAGTAATCCCCCACTACCCTGAAATCATAGGACATTTACCGATTGTGATTGATCAAGCAAAAAAAGCAGAGCCAAAGAAAATTATCGAAACGGAGCAGGTTGAGCAAACTGCACCAACAGAACAAGTTGAGCCTGAACCGAAGCCATCACACCCTAAACGCAAGCCATTTACCCCCTATGGCTTAAATGGTTATCTCGTAGATAAAAACGGAAATGTCCGACTAATGCTAGACAGAAGAGCTAACGCCAACACGATTGTGCTTGAACCGCAGATGTTCGGAGCATTAGCGGAAATGGTGAAGAAAACACAGGAGCAACAAAATGGACGACCTTGAACGAGCTATCGCAAAAGAAAATTACGAATACGACAGGGATGATGACGATGATACAAACTTGCCCGTCTGGAAACGTTATGCAAAAGCTTGTAAAGACCCTGATAGTAATCATTTTATTGGCTAAAGAGAGATTTAAAAAATGACTGCACCACAAACCACACCCGCAACTCAAAACAAAGAAAACAAATTCCCGATTAAGACTTTATTTGAAAGCCCAAATGTACAGCAAAAATTACAAGCATTGCTTAACAAAAACGCGGCGACATTTACCACCAGCGTTCTGCAAATCGTCAATAGCAACGCAATGCTTCGCAATGCCGATCCAATGAGCGTATTTAATGCCGCTTGTATGGCAGCAACGCTAAATCTACCGCTCCAAAATGGTTTAGGTTTTGCATACATTGTGCCGTATCAAAACCGAAAAGAGAAAAAGACGGAAGCCCAGTTCCAACTCGGCTATAAAGGATTAATTCAACTGGCACAACGATCAGGGCAATTTAAACGCCTTGTTGCAGTACCAGTTTACGAGAAACAACTGATTGCTGAAGACCCAATAAACGGTTTTGAATTTGATTGGAAACAAAAGCCAGCTAAAGATGAAAAACCAATCGGCTACTATGCTTATTTCAAGTTGATTAATGAATTTACTGCCGAACTCTATATGAGTACCCAAGACGTGTACGACCACGCCGCACGCTACTCACAAACCTATAAAAAAGGTTATGGCGTATGGCACGACAACTTTGAAGCAATGGCACTTAAAACGGTGATAAAGTTACTGCTCTCTAAACAAGCCCCACTTTCCGTAGAAATGCAACAAGCGGTACTGGCAGATCAAGCGGTTGTCAAAGATGTAGAAAACGCAGAATTTTCTTACCCTGATAATGAAGTTCAAGAAGCTGAATTTACCGAATTAAAAGTCAATGATGACGTGTTTGAAAAATGTAAGCAAAACATCATCAGCGGTGATGCCACTTTGCAAGACTTATGCGATAACGGCTATGAATTCAGCAAAGAGCAGTATGCGATTTTAGAAGAGATCGAAAATAAAAGAGAATGATTGACACCCATCAAATTAAGTTTAAATCCACCATAATCACCAAAAGGAAACCACAATGAACAAAGACAACATCAAAAAAGCCATTCTCAAAGCGGTTGAAAATGGTTGTACTGAACCTGAATTACTGCTTTCCAAGTTACTCAACACGTTTGAAAAAATCGACCGTATTGGGGCTGTTCAGGGAGTTGATCTTTCAGGTAAACCTATGCGTTCCAATTGTTAAAGATGAATGATTGAACATCTTGGTCAAGTGATTTTGACCAACCACAACTACTCATCTCTGCCACAAATACCACATCATTATGATCTATCTCTTGTTCTAATTGATTGACTATTTGCATAGTAGTAAGTGGCGATTTTATAAACCAAGCCGAATCATTGACTTTAGCCCAATAAGGTGCAGTTTTTATCTTGTTGATAAGTGATGAGTAATCTTGATGTGGAGAATGAAGATCGTAACTAATCAAATAGTTTTTCATAACAATTCCTATAATTTGTGAAGTAAGACACACAAATTATATTCCTTGCTGAAGTAAGACAAAACAAGGCGAGTTTTGCGGTTCTCATTAAAAAACTGCATTGACACCACCCAAAATCAAAAAAGGGCATTACGCCCCTTTCTGATTAAATAACTCAACCGCTTGCACAATCACCTGCGTTTGTGAAATACCGTGTTGCTCGGCAAGGCGTTCAATAAGCTCAATCGTTTCTTGATGAAGTTTAAAGCCTTTGAGCTTAACACCACGCTTAGCTTCGCTTCTTGCTTGCAGTTCCTGAAGAGTTAAACCAGATTTTGGGCGACCACGAGAGCGTTTTTCAGTTTGCATAGAAATTCCTTGTTGATCTTTTAAGCCAAAAGGCTTATAGTTGGAGCCGTCAGGGGGACATCCGACCTTCCCCCTTCGGGAGTTACCTTAAACTACAGTACCTGAACAACAGGTTAGTAATACTACGGTAACTAGGATTAGAACTCTGAAAATCTTCATATCCTAGCTCCATTTAGTAGCCCAGTGAAAGCTGGGCTTCTCATTTTCAGAACCATTCCGAAAACAAATATATTTTAGGTTAAACTAAATAAATAATCAAGACCTTATTCAAGGTTAAACTAAAATAATTGATATTTTTATGTTTGACAACCGCCCCCCATTCAGTTTAAACTGCCCCCACTTTCAACAGAAAGTCGGGATTGGCGTCCTGAATAACGTGAGCGGTGAAAAATAATAGTCGCTCAAAGCGGCTTTTTTTATAGCCGAAAATCAGAAAATCAAACCTTTCAAAAGGTATGGGCAATTTGCCCCACCCTTTAAAAGTAGTCTATGATGGGCTGATTGAGGGGATCGAAAGATCCGCCGTTACTCACGTTCGGTACGCCAACCTTGATCAGTTCATCACCAGTAATTGGCGTTGCTTGTGATGAGTTTTAAAACTTTAAACGTGAGATTGTCAAAATGACTACATTAACATTTCAAAATACTACTCTTTCGGTTATCAATCAAAACAACCACACATTCTTAACATCAAAAGATCTTGGATTGGCGTTAGCTTATAAAAATCCTACAAGCGATATTATGCGGATCTACGACCGCAATGCAGACGAATTTACCGCAGAAATGACCGCACTTATCGAACTGCAAACCGCAGGCGGAAAACAACAAGTCCGCGTCTTCTCATTGCGTGGCGCGCACCTCATCGCAATGTTCGCCCGTACCAAAGTCGCCAAAGAGTTTCGCAAATGGGTGCTGGATATTCTCGACCGTGAGATTTTGCAAAATGAACAACAAATCGCACCGCTTGCAGAAATCGAAGCGGACGAAGAAGCATTGCATATCATCGTCAATCTATTCCACTCGCTCAACGGTGCTTACGAAATGGGCGAGAAAATACGCAAAGAACACTCGTACCTTGCACGAGAGATTGATAAAACCATCGGTGGGCATTACCTTTACAATTTAAATGGACCGACCGAAAACGCTCTCACCAAAGCACGAAAATACGTCCACGCCAAAAGCGAACGCATTATGTTTGTCAAAGGTATGTTAAGCCTACTGGAAGAACCGAAACGTATTGCAAACTTTTAACCACAACCAACCGCTTGTAACCCAAGCGGTTTTTTTATACCCAAAGGAAACACAATGGAAAAAATGTATAACCTAAAAGTCCGTTGCTCTCAGCTCCATCAACTAATGAGCGAGCCACGCTCAAAAGCAGATAAAGATGCGGGCAAAATTTCCGACACCGCCAAAAATGCAGTCCGAGAAATTGCAAAATTTGACTTGTTCGGCTATCAGTCCTTTGACGGCAACAAGTACACCGAAAAAGGCAATCAGCTCGAAGACCAAGCTATTAAATTAAGCGGTTTTACTCGTGGCTTGGTTCTTAAAAAGAACACTGAACGCAGAGAAAATGCCTTTATCACGGGGGAATGTGATATTTACGTTCCATCACGCAAGCTCATTATTGACACTAAATGCTCGTGGGACATCGGCACACACCCATTTTTCCAAGACGAAGCCGAAGAAAAAGCCAAAAAAGCAGGTTATGACTACCAAATGCAAGGCTATATGTGGCTTTGGGATTGCGAAGAAGCACAAATTGACTTTGTACTCTTCCCTACCCCGCTTGATTTAATCTCAAGCTACGACAACAGCGAAAAGTTAATAGACCTAGTCGAGCAAATTCCACAAGCCAAACGAATTACCACAGTCACCACCAAGCGAGATGAAGAAGTGATTTCAAAAATCTAAGAAAGGCTCACCGCAGCACAAAGTTATTATCAACAAATCATTCTGGAGTATATGTAATGGCAGGCGTGAATAAAGTAATTATAGTCGGCAATCTCGGCAACGACCCCGAAATGCGAACAATGCCAAATGGCGACCCTGTTGTCAAAATCAGTGTCGCCACATCGGAAGAATGGACCGACAAACAAACGGGTGAGAAAAAGCAAAATACTGAATGGCACAGCATTATTGCTTTTAGGCAGTTAGCCGAGATTATGGGCAAATGGCTGAAGAAAGGCTATAAGGTTTACATTGAAGGCAAACTCCGCACACGCAAATGGCAAGCGCAAGACGGCACTGACCGCTATACCACCGAGATTATCGCCGACAAACTCGAAATGCTCAGTAGTTCGCAAGGTGGCAACAGTAACAACAACTGGGCGCAAGAGCCACAGGGTAAACCAAAACAAAATCACCGCCAAGATGACATTTTGTTGGAAGATGAAAAACAGGATTTTGATGATGATATTCCGTTTTGAGTTTAATTAACGCCCTTAGTTTTGAAGGCGTTTATTTCAGAGGTGAGTATGAATAAGTCTTTATCGAAAAAAGAACAGAGTGCTGTAGCTAGAATTGGAAAATCTGGATTTAGGGGCGTTAGATATAGCGGTCATAAAGCTAAACCTTGGTATGTAGATTTTATGCACAAAGGCAAAACTTACTACGGAGGCATTTATGAAACACAAAAAGAGGCTGCTATGGCTTACGATAATTTAGTCACTAAGGTGGCTGGAGATAAAGCCATCACTAACAAACAATTAGGGTTATTGGATAATCCTGAGGAGCTTATAGAAAAAATAGCGAGGTTGAAATTAGAGATCATTTATTAAGTATTGCAATGAATTTCTGTAAATACCTTGATAAACGCAAATCAAAAACTGGCAAATTTCTTGAATTCTCAAAAGCAGAGCTAAAACAGAAATTAACGATAAAAGAGGTTGCAACAATCATCAATTATTTAGAGCAAGATGGGATTGCTACATTAAGCAATAAAGAACAACAACCTAATTTAGTAATTGTTAAATATTCCCATAGAAATGGGAATAAATTTAAAGAGAATTTAAAACATCAGGACAACAACCAAATGAAAGATTTGACTAAATTATCTGCTGAAGAGCTTGATGCAATGGCAAAACAAATTTCCGAGTTATCACAAGCCAAAAAAGAAGAGATTAAAAATGGAGATGTTATTCGTAAAACATTAAGTCCATTAATTCTGAATGTTTGCCAAGCAAAAGGAAAATATAACCGCTTACTAGAACAACAACTTGATGCAATGACTGAATTAGATAACGCAATAAATGCGTTAAAAGATGCATTAAAATTCAACAATTAAGCCGCAAACTAGCGGCTTTTTTGAGCCTCTCCCACAATTTGTGTAAATACCTGTTTCTGAGATAATACATTCAGA